ATATCTGAAATTAGACATGTACCAGTTGAAAAGGTTAGAAGTGGTGTACCTAATGCTCTAGGTGTTGTAAGTGAGTATTATGTATCAGCAGATTGGAATGATACTTTTAATAACGAACCGCAGCCAATACCAGCTTTTAACTTAAATGACAGAACTCATCCTAGTCAATTAATATATACTGGATTATATAGTCCTAACTTAAACTCAATGTTTTTACCAGATTATATAGCTGGTGTAAATTGGTGTCTTATAGATAAACAAGTAGCTGATTATCATCTCAATGCAATACAGTCAGGTTTTTCTGGATCTCATATAATTAATTTCAATAATGGTACACCTTCTAGACAGGAACAACAAGCACTAGAAAATAGTATTAAAAAGAAATTAACTGGAGTTAATGGTGAAAAATTACTAATGACATTTACTGATCAAGATGTTAATACTCCTGAGATACATACTTTATCTAGCGGTGATAATCATGATCAATATATAAGTTTACAGGAATTATTGACTCAAAATATACTAACATCACATAGAATTACTAGCCCAATGTTGATGGGTATTAAGAGTGATAATGGTTTTGGATCAAATGCTAATGAGTTGAATGATGCCTTTGAAATTTACCATAATTCTGTTGTAGCACCTTTTCAGAATCATATCAAAAAAACATTAAATAAAATAATGTCAGTTAATGGTATAGCAGCAGATATTGAATTTGTACAAAATAAACCTATCACATCTAGATTTGATGCTGATACTTTGAAGTCAGTTATGACAACTAATGAAATAAGGGAGGAATTGGGATTAGAAGCCTTAGAGGAGAGTGAGGTTGTATCTGATAGTGATGTATCAAAAGATGTTGAAATGTCAGCAGAGGGAGTCTTAGCTACCTTTTTATCTAATAAAGGTGAGGATATTCCTGAAGGATATGAAATATTGGCAGAATCTGATGCTGACGATGAATGTGAGGAATTTAACTTTCAAACAGAATTAAATAGAAATTATATTGAGTTATCAACTGGTAAAGCATATCCAAATAGAAAGTCAAATCAAGATAAGAAATCTAAACAGTCAGACTATAAGGACGATGTATATAGAGTTAGATATAAATATACAGGCAATACAAATCCAGAAAGAGACTTCTGTAAGCAAATGATGTCTAGTCAAAAAATATACCGTAAAGAAGACATAATCTCTATGGGATCTATGGTAGTCAATAAAGGATGGGGTAAGAATGGCGCTGATACGTACTCAATATGGAAATTTAAAGGCGGGGGTGCGTGCAAGCATAAATGGGTCAGAGTTATCCTAGTACAACAAGGTAAGAAGCCTAAGAACTCTGATGTAATTATAACATCTACAGAAGCTAAATCAAGAGGTATCAAGTTACCTAGAAATGCTCAGGAAGTTTCTGTCGCTCCTTCTGATATGCCTAATAAAGGTTTCATTAATAAATAAAAATAAACAAAATGTCAAAAGTACTATTTATCAGTTCTAAAAAATTAAAAGATTCTACAGCATTAAACGGTAATGTAGACGTTGCATTTATACAGCCTCACGTAATTTTAGCTCAAAAAAAATACGTTAAAAATAGACTAGGTACTCAATTATATGATAAGATTGAATCTGATATTATAGCTAATACTTTAACAGGAGACTATAAGGATCTTGTTGATATCTATATCTCTGAAATGTTAATACACTGGAGTTTTTACGAGTGTATCCCTTTTTTAAGGTTTAAAGTACAGAACAATAATATAGTATCTAAAAATGCTGAGAACTCATCAAGCTTAACAACTGAGGAGGCATCACAACTAAGGGGTGAAATAAGAGATACAGCAGAATTCTTTACTGATGCATTAGTAAAACATCTTTGTGCGCATTCTGAAAAGTACCCCGAGTATCTAACCAACACTGATGACGACGTTAAAGCCGATAGAGGTGATGCGTACTACAGTGGATTATATCTAGGATAAAATGAATAATCTAAAGGACGTAGTATCAACAACTGTAGTTAGTGGATCAACAATAGCAATAACTTTCGTAGATGCTGTAGAGAGTGGATTGAAGGTATTACTGCTAGTTTTATCAATAGCTTATACAGTACTCAAAATTATAAAAGAAAGAAAGTCCTAAAAAAATTAGGATATCTCAAATCTTTTTACTATCTTTGCACTTTAATAATTAAACAATATAAATATAATGGTAAAAAAATGTCAGTTAGTTTTAGAGAGAGATAGCTTTACTCTTAATACTACGCAAGGTAGGTTATACTTTAATGGTGAGTTTTTATGTCATACATTAGAAAACTCATATAAAGCAAATAATAGAAATACATCATCTATACCGTGCGGTGTATATGACGTTAGAGTACGTACAGGAGCTGAATCAGGTAATTTCAAGTATGTACATCTTTTAGTAAAAGAAGTGCCTAAGAGAAGCTATATACTATTTCATATCGGAAATAAACATCAGGATACGCATGGATGCATATTGACTGGCTTAGCTAGACAAGGTACAGAGCTAATTACTCAATCATTAAAAGCGCATACTTTATTAATGAATGTAATTCTAAATAATAATTTTGATGAAATAGAGTTAGTAGTAAAAAATGATCTTTCATCATTTGATGATAATACAATAGATATTAATTAAAAATAAATAAAATGAGTATATTAAGTAAATTATTTTCAACTGGAGCTGTATCATTAGTTGATTCTGTAGGTAAAGTTATTGATGACGTTGTAACGTCTCAAGAAGAAAAGCTAGTACTAGAGCTTAAAATTAAGGAACTTATTGCTAGATATGAGTCTGATATTGAAAGAAATATAACAGATAGATGGCAATCAGATATGGCTAGTGATAGTTATTTATCCAAACATGTACGTCCTTTAATGTTAGTATTTTTAGTTGTTTCAACTGTATTAATGGTGTTTATTGACAGTGGGTCAATATTATTTGAAGTAAAGCCAGCATGGGTAAATCTTTTACAGATAGTATTAATAACTGTTATTGGTGCTTATTTTGGTGGGCGTACTATAGAAAAGCGCAAAAACATATAAAAAAGTTTGGTAATTAAATAAAAAGGTGTATGTTTGCACCATAATAATTAAAAATAAATAAAATGAGTAATAAAAGATTAAGATTATCATCAGATGAGGTTGAGGTTGTAAACGAACTTAGAGCTGATACATTAGATAATATAAATGGTAATACAGCGTTAGACTTACATTTAAAAGATAGAGGTATTGATAAAAAAGATGTTGTAAGTGTTAAGCATTGGCAAAACATGTCAGGTGAATTAAGATTCTCTATTGTTACTAAAGACGGTGTAAATGGATTTGATGAGTCTAAAATGATGGATAAGATCAATTCTATGATTGAAAAGCATGCACCAGTATATAAAAAGACTAAAAAAGTAAAGGGTAATCATTTATTGGTTGTAAATCCAGCAGATATACATATTGGTAAATTAGCTGTAGCATTAGAAACTGGTGAGGATTATGATACTGATATAGCTGTATCTAGAGTACTAGAAGGTATTGAAGGGATATTATCTAAAAGTGCTGGGTTTGATATTGACAGAATATTATTCTGTATTGGTAATGACATCATGCATATTGATAATGTATATAACACTACTACAGCTGGTACGCCTCAAGATGCTGATGGTAAATGGTGGCAACATTATGAGATTGCATTGGACTTATATGTTAGATGCGTGGAGATGTTGCGTCAAGTAGCGCCTGTAGATGTTGTACATTCTATGTCTAATCATGATTATCAGTCTGGATTTCATTTAGCTCATTCTCTAAAAGCATGGTTTAGAAATGCTAAAGATGTTGACTTTGATATTAGCGTAGCTCACAGAAAATATTATACTTATGGAAAGAACCTAATAGGTCTAGAACATGGTGACGGTGCTAAGATGATGAATTTACCGTTAACTATGGCAAATGAAAGACCATTAGAATGGAGTCAGACATCTCATAGATACTGGTACTTACACCACTTACACCATAAAGTAAAGAACAAATGGCTTGACGGCAAAGATTATATAGGTGTAACAGTTGAATATATGAGAAGTCCATCAGGTACTGACTCATGGCATGCTAGAAAAGGATATGTAGGTACTCCTAAGGCTGTAGAGGGGTTTATACATGCTAAAGAATCAGGGCAAGTAGCTAGACTA